CCACCATTTACTAATACAACAGAACCTGCTGTAGTAACATTTGGAGCACCTAAGATAATTCCTCTTAGTCTAGTTCTTCCAGAAAATACGACACCAGTTGTATTTCTTCTTATTGCTTTAACATCTGATTTAAAAGACATATTTTAAACTCCTATTAAATTTAGGTGGGCCCGAAGGCCCACATTAAATTATTTATTATACAGATTCTTTACCGTCATCTTTTACATAATAGTAAATGATTCCAGTAACGTTTCCGCCTGTTGCTGCTGAAGCACCTTTTCCACCAACGATTTTGATAATCTCAGTAGCAGGTAATGCAATGTTTCCTAAAGAAGCACCTGAAGTAGCGTCACCGCCCCATACAGTTGCGATACCACCATCAGCATCTGCTTCATTTAATAGACCATCAATGTCTACAAAGTTTGTTCCACCATCATAATCAGTATAACCCATATCAATAGTTGGGTTAGTACCACCAGTTGCTGCACCATTAAAAGTGATTCCAGTGATTACTGCATTTTTTGGAAGAATAACTTTGCTTGTATCAGTTGATGATATTTGAACGTCAGTTCCTGCAACCGCAGTAGGGTCAAAATAAAATTGAGCCTGCATAGGTACAGAACCAGCATAAGTTGTTCTTGAATTGTCTCCACCGTTCGATCTAACGAATCCAGTGAAAGTTGTTTTATTTGCCATATTATTATCCTCCTAGTTTCCGAATACTGTCTCTAGGCCGTCGACTATACGCGTCAGTATTCTAATATATGTATAGTAAGATAATTTATATAGTAAATTATTAAATAGTGCAAGAAATCCCTACAGGAAAAGAGTGTTTTCCAACAATTTAGAGCTCCTAATTAGCCAGCGTACAGATGGATTTCACCATCTAAAGCATTTTTAGGACTCTCTTGGTTTTGTAAGATAGATCTAATAACTCTTTTGATCTCATCTCCAACAACCGACATTTCAGGTGTTACAGTTCCACCATTTTCCAGAAACAACTCATTCCATTTAGATTCGAGTTTCAGTTTCTTGGCGAACAATACCATGTTGTCCTGAGCCATTTGTAACCTCCTCATAGGTTATATAAAAACTATTATTAGGACTATTGTACCTAAAATCGTTTTGTTCCCATTGTATATCATTTTTTCCTAGAAAGTCAATGATATGAGGATGTAATTCTTCGACGGCATTTATCTCTTTATCGAGTTCAATTTCAAACTTAGTTTGAAGTGGTTTTGTAAAAATTTGTATAAGATATTTATGTGTCATGGTTTTTTCTTTCTATCATAAAAAAAGGGGGGCCGAAACCCCCCTTTAATATAAATTAATGCTTAGAATTAAGCACCTTCAGAAGCAAAGATACCTCTAAAGTCAGAAACTCCGAAAGAGTATCTTTCTCTAGCTTTGTATCTCATGTTTCCTGTGTCAAAGTCACCTTCCATCTTAGTAGTGATAGGTGCTCTTTCAAAGTACTTCATTCCATTTGGCACATCTGTAATGATGTAGAACGCATCTGTATCAGTTAAGAAATTGTTAACCACAAAACCTTGTGGAATCATTCCCATAGATCTGATTGCGTTAATATCGTTATCAGCTGTTCCAACTCTGTTAGCAGACTTCATTAATCTCTCTGCAGTGAACTGAAGTTCAGAAGGAATAATCATTTTCATTCCTTTTGCAGCGATCTTAAGACCTCTTTCGTCAGTCATTGCAGCGATGTCAATTAAAGACTGCTCCAATGAAGTTTCGTTAAGGTCGGCTTGAGTTGCTAAAGTGTTAGATACTGTACCAGCGATTGTTGGGTGAGCAGTGTTAAATAAAGAAACACCATCACCTGAATCAAAGTTATCAGTAGTTGGTAATCCTTGAATTAAAGGATTAACAGCTTTAACTTGTTTTGTTTGCGCCATTGAACGAGCCAACGCTTTTGTATATCTAGAAGCTAGTCTATCATACAGGTTATCCTCAATCGCTTCTTCAGTGATTGCGAATGCTAAAGCGATAGTTTCGTGAGTGTATCTAGCAGTAAATGTCTCTTGAGCATTGTCAAAAGCTACGCCAGAACCCTCAGATTTAACTTGCGCTGAAGCAAAACCTGATAACATTACTTCTTCTTCAAAAGCTCTGTCCGAAGTTTCTTTAGTGTAAATAGCTTCGTGTTGGTTTTCGTATTGTTTGTATTCCAGGCCGAATAGAGCATTCAATCCTGGCTCTAGTTCTTTAACTAGCTGTGATCTTGAAATAGCCATAATTATTTATCCTCCCCTATTATACGTTGCCTGTTTCAGATTTTAACGAGTGTTCATTGATTGTAACAACAAAGTTAACATTAGCAGAAGCTAAGTCACTGTTGTCTGGATCTTTTGAAACACCAATTACTCTAAGTTGAGCTGATAAAGTATTATTTAAAGTACTGTCATCTAATTCAACTTTAGATACATAGTTAGCTGAATCACCATCTGCTAAAATGACATCCGCGTTCAAGAAAACATCAGTTTGTGCAGAAGCACCTGAGTTATCTGATTGGATCTCAAATCTTTCATATGGATCATCTGCTACGAAAGCTACAATATCCGCAGCGTTAACTTGCGAATAGTGATTTGCCCACGTAGGCTTTTGTGTGTTTGGATCTGTATAGAAAACACCGTTTAGTGAACCTATAAGATTACCACCAGCTGCACCTCTATCAATTGTTCCAGCCGCAGTAGGTTTTACTGGGTCTTGGAAGTAGATAGTTGTACTGTCATTAGCAGCAATACTATATTCACTTAAACCTTGGTTATCTCTATTTTGTCCAACTTTTCCGATCGGTCTTAAACCGAAAGCGCTATCTTTATTAGCCATAGTAGTTGTCCTCCTTAGACATTATTAGTTTAAGTGTAGTTCTGTTGGTTAGGAATTGTTAAAAAATTAACTCTTCTTTGTACCACCAAAAGTTACACGAGTTTGTCGATCTTGATTGATCGGCATACTTGGGTGCTGTTCCTTTAGTAGATCGTTTTCAACTGCTTGATCCTGCTCAATACCTTGTTTAGAATAGTATTCAGCTCTAGATTTTGCGATCTCTTCCGGTACCCTTGTCAGCACAAGGCCACCAACTCCGATCACTCCCTTATATTTGCCGTCTTCGATGACAGGATAATCACTGTCTGGGTATTGATCAGATCTAACTAGTTCATAACCAGATCTTAATCTACCAGCGACGTTTTTAGTGTCCTGGAAACCCATAGACTCGGCTCTTACCCATCTATGTCGAAATCCTGCCGGCGCAGGGGGTGCATCTAAAGATGACGGTGGAGTCCAGACTTTTTTTCGAGCTTCTTTTTCTCTAGTCTGACTCGCACGAGAAGCTCTTTTTTCGTTTTCGTTACTCATATGCTTTTACTCCTTCGTGATAGTTAATTGTTTCGCATATTCTTCAAGTGGCACACCTAATTTTTTAGCAATTGCTACTTGTGATGGTGTGAGCTTCACAGTTTTGCGACCAGGCTTACTATTTCTAGAAGCTGAAGCTACAACTTGTGTAGGCTTCGCAGTCGTTTCTGATATTACTTTACCAAATTTATGCGGGAATTCAAGCTTTATTCTTTTATCTATTTCAGAATAATACTCGTCCGTTTGTGGGTCATAACCTTCCTCCTCAACTAGCCTTTTATGTAGGCTAAATGCGGTATATGTCATGGCTTCATCTTGACCAAACCAGGTATTTTTTTGAGCCCATTGTTGAGCTTTTGGATCTGGATTGATCGGTTGTTCTTGAAATTGAGGCTGAATTTGAGGTTGTCTTACAACTCTTTCCTCAGCTTTAGGTTCAACAACTTGTTTAGATTTGATTTCAGCAAGTCTTGCTTCTTCATAACCTAATTTAGAGATTTCAGTTTGAGCAGCTATTTCAGCTTTCAAATCTCCATCTTCTCTAGCTTTCGCTAGTTTAGATGCAGCAGCTTCTAAAGATGACTTAATTCTATTTTCCATTTCAGATACATAACCTGTATCTAATTTAGAAAATCGAGTCTTAAGAGATTCTTGTTCAGCTTGAACTTTTTTTGCGTAATCTAAAGCAGCTTGTTCTCTTCTTTCTGCTTCACGCATTTTTTTAGTTAGCTTCGCTATTCTTCTTTTAACTCCTTCAGAGTAATCATCTAATTCTTTCTTCTGCTGATCTACAGCTTCTTTTGATTCTTGATCCGTGTTACTTTGTTCTTGATTGTTTTCGCTATCTGAAACAGCAGACTGCTCATTCGATTGCGAAGCTGAGTCACTGGACTCAGTACTGTTACTAGTCGCTTCATTTGATACCTCTACTTCTGATTCAGGTTTTGTTTCTTCTGGTAATTCGATCTCGGCTCCTGGACCTGAAGTATCTATATCAATTGTTTTTTCCGCTTCTGGCATAGTTTCCTCCTATGTTAAAATTGGTGAAAGATATCTTCCGGGTCTTTCACTGTCGCTAAAACTTCATCATCGTTTAGAAGTCTAACTTCCCCGCCATCAATAAGAATTCGGCTTCCTGCATAACGAGCAAAGATTACCCAATCCCCTTTCTTGCACCAAGGACCTTCAGGAAATTTTTCCTTATCATAACAATGAGGTCCCATTGCAAGTATTAAACCACAAGTTGATGCAACTTGTGATCGTTCGATAGATTCATCTGATAAATAAATACCACCTTTAGTTTTTGGTTTAGCTTTAAAAGGTAAAACTAACATTCTCCAACCTGTTGGTTGAGGAAGTTTATCAGTTTCTTTTTTTGCTATTGACTGATGATCTTCGTATTCTTTTTTATTTTCTTCGTTGTATTTTTCTTCCAAAGCTAATTTAATCTTTGGGCTTTCCTCTGGTGAGGTCGACGACATTTTCTCCTTTAACTTCATTTTGCTCCTTCTTAGTTAGCAGGTTAGAGATTTCCTGTGAAATATATTGGTAGGCATGTGCCTGACCTAACATATACTTATATTTTTCCATATTGTCAACACCTCCCGCTATGAGTGTATCTCCAATGTTTTGATAAGATGTTTTTAATAATTTTTGTATTTTAGTTATTATTAGAGTTATATCTTCCATGACTTTCCTTTGTTGATTGTTATATTAACAGTTCCATTTTCTTAGAGACTTATTAATTCTTGAATTTGGATCTCTTGCAGTTTTAGCTGAAGTTAATCTTTTTTTCATTCCAGACATTCTAGCACAAAATGATTTTCTTCTTTTAGCTGCTTTAGATCCTGGTTTTAATTTTGATGGTTTAGTAGTTACTGCAGTTTTTAATTTAGAACCTGGGTTAGCTCTTCTATAAGACATAACGCCTTTTCTATTTAATCCACCTGAAGCAGATTTACCTTCTTTTCTTTGCCATGCTGGTGATGCCATTATACTAATCCTCCTGTACTCATATTTTTTCTTGCAAATGTTTTTACATTAGTTGGCTTAGGGCCAGTGTTCGGGGCGGCACGTTTTCTGGCAACAGCACTCGCCTTTTGCGACTTTGTCATCCGAGTGGCTTTTGCAAGTGGTACGCATTTTGGATAAGCTCTTTTGCTCCCCTTCGATCTCCCGCACGGTTGATACTTCCCGTTCTTCTTTGGAGCTCCTATGTCTACCCATTTCTCTTTTACCCATTTTCTTAATCCACCTTCAGCCATTATTTTCTTTTTTTAGTTTTTTTCTTACCACCTGGTTTTATTTTACCAGAGCAAACTGCTGATCCATACATATTTGCATATGCACTTGGATAGACTTTAAATTTTCTTTTAGCCGCAGCTTTTCCTTTTGCACAAAGTTTAGCCATTATTGACAGGACAAGCATTCATCGGAATCAGAATCCAATTCTGCTAGTGCCTCCTCTTTACATTGTTGACTGCAAAAAAGATCTAACTCATCTTTTGAGTTAAATTCTTTTTTACACTGTTTACAGTTTTTCATTACTTACAACTTTTCATTTTAGATTTAGTTACTCTTCCACCTTTTTTCATAAAACCCATTTTGTTTCTAACTTTAGTTGGAAGTTTACCTAAAGATTTTTTCTTTTCTTTTGGAACTGGTTTTAACATTATTTTTTTCCTCCTGTTTTAATTAAATCTGTTGCTTTGATTCCATAAATTGCCGCAACAACAGAAACCCATAATGAAACTATCCACCACGGCATTTCTTGTAATTTCATAAAATATAAATCTAATTTTTCTTGAATTTCCTGGTCCTCAGCAAAAACTGAATAAAATAAAATTGCTAGAGGGGACGTGAGTACTAAAAGTACAAATTCGTCCTTCCAGTCGCCTTTTTGATTTTTTGCAATCTGTCCAGAAAACTCTATTTCTCCCCGTTTCATTTTTTCAGCATGCACGATCTGTGCCTCTGACATTATAATTTCAGATTTTTTCTTATTCTTATAAATTTCAGCGCCAGTTTTAAGTGCAGTACCTATAATGCTCCACGGGAACATAAAATTAATACCACTTAGCTGTTCTTTGTTTTTCTGGCATAACTCTTTTTTGTCCTTTTACTTTTTCAGACATAACTTCGCCAGCTTTTGGAGTTGGAATTTCTTTTCCACCTTCTGGTGCTCCAATTTCCATTTGAGATTTCATCTCTTTTTTGTTTTTTTTCATTTTTTTCTCCTATTTTTACTCTTACCAGCTTCAGAAAGAGCAATTGCTATTGCTTGTTTTCTACTTTTAACAGGTTTTTTAGATTTTCCAATTGGTAATTTACCTTTTTTATACTCTCTCATGACTTTTGCTATCTTTTTTTCTGCTTTTTTCATTACATACCATCCTTATTTTTTAATTCATGTTGTAAAACAGTTTTTGTTAAAGATGTATCAGCTCTTAAATTAGCTAAATCTTCATTTTGATCTAGTTTTTGTTGATCAGTCATCTGATTCATCATTGCTTTCATCTTATCAAGATTAATTCTCTCTTCATCCTGCTCTTTTCGTCTATTATTTTCAGCAGCTCTGATGTCAAGCTCTCTTGCTTTTAGTTTTGCAATAGGATCATTACCAAAATCACCATTAATTTTCTTTTCTTCTTGAATATATTCATCCATCATCTCTGCAATCAATACAGATTTTCTAGATTCAATCTTCATATTCAATTGCATAACCATTTGTTGCATTTGTGGGTTCTGCATTGCTTGTGGATTTTGTTGCATTGCTTGTATTTGCATAATCTCTTGAGCAAATTCCATCTCAACTTGTTCTAAAGCCATTAAAGAAATATGTTCAAAGATGTTTTTTTGTAAAGATGCACCAATTACAGGATTATTTTTTGCAATGTTAGTTGCCATAAAATGTAAATGAGCTGTGATGTGAGCTCTGTGATCTTGTCCTTTAAACGCTTGGAATGGAATACCACTTAATGAATCAATATGTTCCAATGCAGGATCTTTTGGCATTGGTTGTGGTGGTTTCTTTAAAATTAAATCTACATTCTTAACACCTAAAGCTTCATACATATTTCTATATGCAGCATATAAATTATGTAGTTGAGGATTTGATTGAGCCAACTGTAATTCAGTTTGAGCTAAACTAATTCTTTGCGTTTGAGAAAATATATTTGGATCAGCTACTGGAACAATATCTACTCTATCATCAAAGTCTGCTTGTTTAATCATTCTTTCACCACCAACAACATCATATGGATATTCTTGTGGTAAATATAATTTAAATACTCTGGATAATAATCTGAACTCATTTTTAAGTGCTGCATATAATCTTTTATGAATAGCACTCATGGTTCTTGATCCACGTTCCAACAAGGCAACTGTCGTCCCCACTGCAGCTTGTTGATTACCCTCACCTACTTGCATGTCAGCAATGGATGCAAAACGCTGACCAGCTTGCACGACGACACCCATAAGTTGAAGAAGTGTTGCACTTGGCTCTTTAAACGGAAGTGTCATAAATGCATCTCTTATATTTCCGCCAGGAGCATCTACATCTCTGAATTCACCAGGTTGTATAGATTGTGCATCATCTCTAATTCTGATTCCTCTTTGCTTAAATCCTGCAGGTAAGTTTGATAATGTACCAGCATCCAATAATGATCTTAATGCTGATGTTGCAGTTCTTGATAATCCACCAATCATGTGGATTAAACCAAATCCATAAAATCCTAAACCAGGTAAAAATTTAAAGTGTACAAAATAAGAAATCTTTTTTCTTTTTTCATCACCTACTTCATAGTTTCTTCTAATAGATAATACTTGTCGAGAGTTTGCTTCGATCGTTACAATATAAGGTAATTTAATACCAGTCATTTCCCCATCGGGCCCTCGATCTTCAAAACCCTCTAGGTCTAAGTTAACATGACATTCCAATAATGTGAATACATCTTCTTGTCTTCCAGTTTGTCTAGTTCCTTCTAACTCATGTTCTTTTTTATCTACGTCATCTTGTTGTTCATAACCAGGATTTAAATCTATATCTCTATAAAATCCTCCGACTTGTTGTTTTCTTAAATCATTTTCAGAAAGTTTAATTCGATGCATAATCGCTTCCGCGTCATCTAATGAGGTAGCTGAGTACGGAACGATTAAGTCATCTGCAGGAACAAACTTTGATACAGCTCTTCCTAATAAATCATCATAGTAAACTTTTTTAAATGATGAACCTGCTAGAGGTAAATAAAATAACATTTGATCAAACTCAGGTTCATATTCTTTCATCTGATCCATGATTTGATAATTCATAAATTCTTTAACACGATTAGCTTGAGCTTCTCTATCAGGTGTAACTGCTCCAATAATTTGAGTTCTCACTGGTCCTTGAGCCGGGAGCAATTCTTTATAAGCCAAAGCTTGGAATTGAGTGACCGCTTCAGCTAACACAGGATGAGTTGCACCAGCGGCACCTTGGAAGGGTTCGGTTCTATCTTCGTATTTAAATCCTAAAAGATCAAGACCTTTAACATAAGCACTTTCCCAATCTTGTCTTGAAGATTTGTAGTCTGTATAGTTTTGAAATAATTCTGAACCAAGAGGCATCAATATTTCCTCTGGTAGTAACTCTGCCAAATTGTCATAGTGATTTTCTGATTGAGCCTGGTTGAAGGCTCCTGGTTCAAAATTAATTTCAACTCCACCATCTTCTAGTGGTGTAATTTCTGTTTCACCTACTTCAGGTATATCTTCTCTAATCTCTACGTTCTCTTCAACTGAAGCTTCAGGACCTTCAATTTCAATTGATTTTCTAACTTCGTTTGGAAGTGATTTTTCTATATCTGCCATTAGTTTTCTCCAATCTTACAGTCTTAACAGTATTATAATCAACATTCAAGCCCTGAGATTGTGGTCCTGATTTTGGTGGTATCGTCAAAGTTAATCTTTTAGGTTTTTTCATTTACCAATAATAAGTTCGTTTTTTTCTGGGTAAGTTATTATCTTTATAGTCTTCTGGGTGAATAATCAAGCCCCCTTGTCTAAATCTCATTAAAGCTTGTGTAGTGCTATCTACTAAGTCATCATGATCCCCATATGGAAATGAAGCGCACTCTTCAATAACTTCTTGAGCAAACTCTCTATCTTTAGGTGCCCAAACCATTCCAGACTCAAACATAGGTGCAACAGAATTAACTCTTGAGTGTTTATCATTTCCTTTTGATGGAGAAAAATTTACAACTGGAATTCCCATTTGTCTAAGTTCATAAGTTAATGGTAAACCAGAAGCTTTAGCTTCAACTAATACTGTTTCAGGTTGCCAATAATCATATTGTTCTTTTGCAACTCTTCGAAGTTCAGGAAATTCTAAACGTTCTTTTAATGCATCAAGTAAAATTATATGTTGAGGATCACCTTCATTTTCTTGAAAGATTCCCCAAGTAGTAATAGCAGAATAGTCAGCTGTTTCTTTTTTCATGAACGCTGTATCATAAGATTGAATAACATGTTGCAATGGTGGTAAATAATCTTTATCCCAATTCTGCCACCACTCACGTTTTAATAAAGCACCTTCTTCTGCAGTTGGGTTTTGCATATACTGTGCATTCCATTTTGCAATACCAGCTGATGCTTTAACTTTTTCTAATTCTTCTAATTTCCAATACTCAGGCCATACAGGTTTACCTGTTGGTAAGACGGCAGGAAATTCTACAACTTCCCATTGGTCTGCTTTTGATTCTTTAGCTCCAGCATTAACAAGTTGTGCTGTTAAATCTTTTGTAGACCATCTTGTCATTACAACTACAATTGCTCCACCTGGTTGCAAACGTTGTCTAGGTCCTGATGTATACCATTCATATGCATTATCAAATGCAGTAGGTGAATTAACATCTTGCTCTGAATGTGGATCGTCAATAATTAATAAATCTGCACCACGACCTGTAACCGCACCCGATACACCAACAGCAAAATATTCACCGCCGCCATTTGTTTCCCAACGTCCTGCAGCTTTTGAATCTTCTCTGAGTCTTGTATGAAATAATTCTTTGTACTCACCTGAGTCCATTAATGTTTTAGCTTTTCTACCAAAACGAATTGCAAGTTCAGCTGTGTGAGTTGCTTGAATAATTTTTAAATTAGGTCTGTTACCAATCATCCATGCAGGTAAAAAATAAGATGCAAATTCAGATTTAGTATGCCTAGGTGGCATATTAATAATGAGTCTCTTTAAATCTCCAGATAATATTCTATTAAATTTTTCTGCAATAACTTTATGATGATGACCTTCAACAAATTCAGGCCAAGTATATTTTACAAAAGATAAAAAATCTGTTCTATATTTTGCTTGAGTTGTTTT